AAAATCCATTTGCGAATATATTGCCTGCAATCAAAAATAATATAAAAATAATTCGAGACACTGTAGAAGAAATTATAGTTGCAGCTACGCCGATTTATTCAACATCTCCTTTAGGCGGAACTACATTGGTAAAACCAGGAAAAGAAATTCCACTAGAAAAGGCGCAAATTAGTGACCTAAGAAGAGTTTCAAATTCAGCCGTAATTACCATGAGCGAAATTGATAAATTTTTTGCTCATACCGATAGACTTTCTGGAGTCAAGGCGTCTGGTAGTGCTGATCCAGATTATGAAAAGGCAATACGAGTTGGAACAAATATATCACAACTTGTAAACGCCGCTGATGGTATTGACGATTTTTCTCCTATTCTAGGCTCCTTTACAAGTCTCTTTATTAGGGATGATGTTCTTTTTTATAATGATAATATTGAAAATTTTATCAACGCAAACAATGAAGTGATTAACATAAATTCTTGGGATGCCTCAAATTATTTTGAAGAGGTTACAATCGCGTCCAGAAATTGGTCATTAGCAAATTCAGTTTACACCACAAATAATATTTCAATTGTTACGGCTGATGACAATCCAACAGGATTATTTTTCAAACCAGATGGAACGGCAGTATATTTTTCTGGAGATGCCGACAACAACATATGTCAATATACTCTACCTCAGCCGTGGAAAGTTCAAACGGCAACATCTTTAGTTAAATTAGCTATAAATTCAACAAGTAACCCTAACTATGTTCTTGGAGTAAGTCAAAGAGGATTAGCCGGAATATATATTCGCAGTGACGGAAAAAAACTTTATCAGGCAGATGGTCGCACTCAGACCGCAGGTATATCTTCATGTATTTTTGAATATGATATGGGTGATGCTTGGAACATAGCCACAGGATCTTGTGCATTAAACCAATTTATAAACATTGCCTCAAGTGCCGCATCATCAGGAGCAGGAGCGGGAATAAGATCTCCAACCTCGGTATATTTTAATGATACAGGAACAAAAATGTTTGTCCTTATAAGTAATGTTCCAGCTTCAGCCGATGATTTTGTTTTGCAATATAAATTATCTACACCTTGGAGCGTAAACACTGCGGTGTATGAAACAAAATCTGCGAGCGTGCAAGGCGCAAGCGAAGTATCAATGCAAGACTTAAAATTTTCTTATGATGGAAAAAGGATGTTTGTATTGGATTCAAATACAGATTTAATAAAGCATTACTCTTTAAAAAATCCGTGGGACGTTTCTGATATCACATTAGTTGAAACCATTGATGTTGGAGATGATGTATTAAATTTGCCCGTAAATACCGCAGGAATGTTCTTTAAGCCTGAAGGTGACTATTATTATGTTCTAGACCCCTTTTCTGATAAAATTTATGAAAATAGAATTTTACCCACGCTATCGTCTTTGAATTTTTCATCTAATGACGCCAATACATTAATTGATATTTTCAGCACATTAACAAGCACTCTTTCAACAAGACGGCAGCACGATGTGAACTATTTTACAAATTGTTTACTTGTGCTAAATGATTATAATAAGATGACACAGCTAATAAATATTCCAAATCCAGCAGCTATTGTTATGATTCGAGACTTAATAGGAACGGATCAACTTAAAAATCTATTATAAATACTAAAATGGCAGACTCAGCATCTCAAGTAGCAAGTAATGTTCTCCGAGTTTATTCGGACTTGGATATGAATTTTATTGCACACCCTGTAAAAAAGGACGTTTCTAAGCTGGTGGGTGAAAGAGCCATTATTAATGCCATGAAGAACTTGCTATTGACGAATCATTATGAGCGACCCTTTCAACCCTATTTAGGTTCAAACGTCAAAAAATTGTTATTTGAACCACTTGACGATATTAGTGCAAGAACACTTGAAACAGAAATAAGAACGGTATTGAAAAATTTTGAACCTAGAGTCGAAATTTTTCAAGTTTTTGTGAAAGCTGATTATGAAAAAAATGGATTTACGGTAAATCTAGTTTTTCGTCCAATTAATTTAGTAACACCAATAGAAATAACATTCTTCTTAGAAAGAGTTCGCTAATGGCAACTTCAAGACTTAAAGTAACAGAATTAGATTTTGATACAATCAAAACTAATCTAAGAGCATTTTTAAATCAACAAGATGAATTTACTGATTATGATTTTGAAGGCTCTGCACTAAGTGTTTTGATAGATCTTCTTGCTTATAACACACATTATAATGCATATTATTTAAACATGATTGCAAATGAATCATTTTTAGATACTGCACTTTTGAGAGATTCTGTAGTTTCACATGCAAAATCTATTGGATATACTCCAGCATCAAGAAAAGCTCCAGTTGCCAAAGTTAAGATTATTATTCAAACTGATACAACAACTCCAGAAATTTTAACTATTCCTAGAGGAACAAGATTTTCTTCAGAAATCATAGGCGATTTCACTTACTCGTTTATAACAACTCAAAATTATACCACTGCAAAAAAAGACAAACAATTTATATTTGAAGAAGTTGAAATATATGAAGGCATTTTAAATACAGTAGTTTTTAACTATGACGCCGCAACAAACCCCAGACAAGTTTTTACTTTGCCTGGTGATAATATTGACACAAGAACTCTTAAAATTTCCGTAAAAAATGAACCATCAAGTTCGGCATTTGAAATTTATGATTTGTCAACAAATATTATTGACTTGAATTCGACCTCTTCAGCTTATTATATTCAAGAGGGTAGAAATTTAAGTTATGAAATTTATTTTGGTGATGGTTTTATTAGTAAAAAATTAAATGATGGCGCCCAAATAACCGCAACTTATCTTGTTACTAATGGTTCTGATGCAAATAAATCTTCGAAATTTATAAATTTATTCAACATAGGAGGATACTCTGATGTTGAAATACAAACTTTAATTCCAGCATATGGTGGTTCTGAAAGAGAAGGTGTTGATTCAATTAAATTTGCCGCACCACAGTCATATTCTACACAGAACAGACTGGTGACGGTAAAAGACTATGCAGCATTTTTACAAACTTCGTATCCAGGAATTCAATCAGTATCTGTTTGGGGAGGAGAAGATCAAGTTCCAGTTGTCTATAATAAAGTTTTTATTTCATTAAAGATGAAAGACGGATATTTTTTATCCGAACAAGAAAAAGACAGAATTGTCAATGAAATCATTAGACCTAAAGCTCTAGTTACAACTACAGCCGAAATAGTAGAACCTGAATATCTATATCTCAATATTTTAGGAAAAGTTAATTACGACTCGTCTAGAACAAGTCTTTCCAGTACAGATTTAAGAAGCGTTGTTAGAAATTCTGTTATAAACTATAATAATCTAAATTTAGAAACATTTAACTCTAGGTATGTACAGTCAAGATTACAAGACGACATTGATAATTCAGACTCATCTGTCATAGGTTCAGTGATTGAAACTAAAGTGCAAAAAAGAATTTCGGTCACATTAAATCAACTAAAAAAATACACAGTTGATTTTGGTATAGAATTGAGAAGAGGCGCTTTACAAGATCGACTAATCTCTCGCTCTTTTGATGTTTTAGATTTTCAAGGAATAAGAAGGACAGTTAAAATAGAAGAAATATCATACTCTTCAACTGGTATTGAAAGTATTCAAATAACTAATCAAGGTTCTAAATATAAAAGCACTCCTACAATTACAATAACAGGAGATGGTCAAGGTGCCACAGCAGAAGCCGTTGTGTTAAATGGATCAGTTGTAGCAATAAATGTAACAAATCCAGGAATAAATTACACATCTGCGACCGTTACAATTTCTGGTGATGGAATGTCTGCGACGGCAATCCCAGTAATTCAAAATAAATTGGGATATGTTAGAACGGTTTATTACAATGAAAAATCTGAACCGCAAATAATTAATGCAAATGCTGGAACAATATATTATGATGAAGGAAGATTAGAATTAAATGAACTTGATATTCTATCATTAACTGGAGATTTTGAGGAATTGTGGTTTGATGCTTTTGCAAAAGATACAATCATTAGCTCAAAGAGAAATACAATTGTGCTTATAGACACCGATCTTTTTGAAGCAATAGATTTAGAATTAGTTGCTATATGATAACTCCCAATAATAAAATATCACTTTTAGTAAACGAACAATTTCCTGATTTTGTACAGGAAGAATATCCTCTTTTTGTTCGCTTTCTAGAAGCCTATTATGAATTTTTAGAAAATAAAATAACTCTTGATCAATTTATAGCTACTCAAGATCAAAGAGTTTTTAAGACAAAAAACTCTTACACTCCAAATGCAATTGATGTTTTTTTAAATGGAACAAAATTAGCTCCAGGTGTTGAATATGATAGCTCATCTGGCACGGAAATCAAATTAGCCACGCCAGCCAGTGCAGGACAAATACTTGTAGTTAAATCAAGAAATGATCTTTATGCTCGCGCCAAAGAAATGGTGAACATAAAAGATGTTGATGAATCTTTGACAGATTTTCAAAATGAATTTTTTAATACTTATTTGAGTCTATTTCCAAAAAATACTGATGCAAGCAAGTACGTTTTAATCAAAAACGCCTCTAATCTATTTAAATCAAAAGGTAATGAAAATTCGTTCAAATACTTTTTTAGAACACTTTTTAATGAAGAAATAGAAATATATTCTCCAAAAAATGACATTTTAGTTGCCTCTGGAGGAAAGTATAAAATTTCTAGGGTGTTAAGAAGCAATCAAAATGTATATTCTGATTATAAAGGTGGTGCCACAGAATATGAAATTGCCATACCTAGAATTAGTTATCCTCAAGATCCTTTTAATGGAGAGGATTATCAAATATTTGGTGAAACGTATGAATGGGATTCATCTAACAATAAATGGACTGATACCTCAACAACACCAGTTAGAGATACAATTTCTGTTTATGTAAATGGTGCTCTTAAAACCTCTAGTCCAGTCAACATTCAATGGAATTTATCAAATCTTAAAAATAGTCAAAAGTTTTTTAGAACAAGTTCTAGTAATAATGGTATTAACCTTGGTGACGTAAGAACGGTCGA